CGCAAGATCCAGACTACGAGTATGACAAAGAGGCCATCGATCACGGCGCAAAGATTGCAGCTTCGATCATGTCAAAGCCAGCCACGAAGTCAGACGAACCACTAGATAATGTGCCTGAAGATCTCTTGTCGGTCCCCGGCATCCTGCAAGATGTGGTCAACTTCTACACTGTCACAGCCATCAAGCCGCAGCCTCAGTTCGCAGTTCAAGCTGCAATTGCATATGGCTCAGTAGTAATGGGACGCCGCTGGGTGACAGATCAACGCAACTTCTCCAGCCTGTACTTCCTCAACATTGGCGAGACTGGATCGGGCAAGGAACACACAAAGACAGTTCTCGAAGAGCTACTCGAAGAGGCTGGTCTTGATGAACTGATCGGGCCCGCAGGATATACCTCTGCCGCCGGGGTGATCTCAACTCTGACCAAAAAGCCCACTCATGTTTCGGTGGTGGACGAACTTGGCCGACAGCTCAAGTCAGCAGCAGCCAAGGGTAACCAGCACAAGGCAGATGCCCTGACATCGATCATGGAGTGCTTTGGCCGTCAGGATGGCACACTTCGCCAGCAAGGATACGCAACCAACACAATGAAGTCAGCAGACGCTGAGAAGTTGGAAAAGGTTGTAAAGCGTCCCAGTCTGACACTGGTCGGCATGTCCACGCCTTCTGAGTTTATGCAGGCAATCGGTGGTGGTGATGTGGCTTCAGGTCTTCTGAACCGATTCGTCATCGTCAAGTCAGAGATCGGCGTTCAGCTATCGCAGGAAAAGCGCAGATCAAATATCTCTGAGCGTCTGGCCAAGTGGTCAAAGGAACATGCCCACGCCCAAGTCGGTGACCTCGACACAGGCAACGCGCATGACATGCCACCCCATCCAGTTGAGGTTCCCTTCACGCCAGAGGCCAAGAAACTTCTGCGCAGCTATGAAGAGAGACTTGTCGATGCCATCAAGAAAGAGACTGGCACAGGTCTGGAGGCTATGTACAATCGCTCTAGAGAGATCGCCATGCGCCTGTCTCTGATCATCGCCCGGTCTATGGATCAGGACGAAATCGGACCAGACGCAATGCAGTGGTCAATCAACTACGTCGATCACTACGCCAAGCAGACCATTGAGATGTTCCGCTTGAACATGGCCGAAGGTCCATTCGATGCAGCCTGCAAGGCAGTCTATGCCAAGATCGAAAAGTCTGGGCTGGGTGGCATTACCGAAAGCCAGATCTCTCGCACAGTTTCGGCCTTCGCAAATATGGAGCCAAGACGCCGCAAGGAAGTCTTCGCAGCTCTGGTTGAAGACCGGGGCATTGAATACCGCCAAAGCAATGAAGGGATGAGGGGCAAGCCACGCTTCGCATACTTTGCACCACCACAACATTAGGGAGAGCAGAATGAAAAACGTAACAAGATCCGAAATTTTGGATACCGCCAAAGAATATGTAACCAAAGATCGCGCTGCACAGCACGGCGACATGGAAAGCAACCTGACTATGATCGCAAATCTCTGGTCAGTTTTCTTGGAAACAAAGATCGAACCGCATCAGGTGGGGGTGTGCATGACGCTCCTGAAAATTGCTAGGATCAAGTCAACCCCTGAAAATGCAGATCATTGGGAGGACTCATGTGGCTACATGGCCTGTGGTGGGGAGCTGATTGCCAATAAGGCCAGCCCGGTAAAGGTCGCAAAGTTTCAGGGTGGCAACACATGAAGTCATCAATAATCATCGGGGGAAAGTCGCCCAAAAATAGCCGCAACGCCGCTGACTTCTACGCAACCCCACCCGAATGCACCATCGCCCTCATGCACAACTTCGATTGGCTCTTCAGCGGATCTCGCATCTGGGAGCCAGCCTGTGGTGATGGGGCCATCTCAAAAGTTCTGGAAGGCAGAGGGTATGAAGTCATATCAACTGATCTGTATTACCGTGGATACGGCGATAGCGGGATGAACTTCCTGAACGCTGAATGCAATTGCGGTGGTATCATTACCAACCCGCCATTCAATCTGGCCGCTGAGTTTATCGAAAGATCTGCCGCAAAGAATGTCCCCTTCGCTATGCTCACCAAGGCTACCTTCTGGCATGCCAAGAAGCGGCAGAAGTTGTTCGAGGCCACAAGGCCAATGGCAGTCATAGCAATGACGTGGAGGCCAGCCATGTCACCAGAGCGGGGCAAGAGCGCCACTATGGATTTCATCTGGACCGTCTGGGGTGCTGCCCCATCAAAGAAGACCGAATACATTCTACAAGGAAAGATCAGTGACTAAGAATACAGAAGTGCAAAAGCTCCAGAGCAAGATTGCAGTACAGCGAAATGAGATCGCAAGACTTACGCAGTTGGTTCAAAAACTCATGGAGCAACGAGACCAATTAACTAAAGACCTAAAATGGATGAGGGGCGAGAAATGATACGCAAGAACGGTTTTACATTCGGGCCAGAGGCAATGGCAAACAATATTGGTAAGTTCCCAAGGACGCGGGAGGGCAAGAAAGCTGACCAAATGACCAAAGTTAGGATGCAACTTGCGTCCTACAGAAAGAACGGAATCCCAAAACCAATCACTCTGCCCGAAGAGCCTTGGGCTAAAAAGAGCTGATATTAATTAGTGCAGTATTTACTGCATTTTTAAATAACACTGTATTAGGCATTAAAAACAACAGGTTACGATTTATTGCATTTATTGCAATATTGCAGTCCCCCTTAGTGCCTAATACCCCCCCCTATATGTCTGAGAGATGGGCAGGGTAGGTAGTATGTAGTAATGTAATAAATAATATATCTATATATATATACTATAAGAATAAGGGGTTTGGGTTGGGTGAATAAGTGCAGTATTGGTGACTGCAATAAATAAGCAGTAAATACATTAAAAAAACTTTGGATGACTACTTGCAATGTGTGACAGATGTCTTATGTATGGTTCATAGAGAGAGAGGAAATCAAAATGTCTATACGCAGAATGGAATACAAAAAGAATGGCTACGACATCCGTTGCCGCGTCGAGGGTTCTGGGGATTATGCAGTGGGCATTGTCCTCTGGAAATCTTATGCCCATGCCGACGATAGATATATCGTGATCGGTGAAATCTATAAGACCACAACAGCAGCTTGTGGCACAACACGCGATACCGCAACTTGGCATCACGTCAAAGGCGAAAGCCCAATCAATAAAAAGTCTTGGCACGAAGCCGCCAAAGATCTCTATGCTGCCTTCCGTAAGGAGGCAGCGTGATGGAACCTAAGTTTAAAAAAACCAGACGCAAAGGCGATCTGCGACAGCCGTGGGAATACCAAGATTGGCTAATCCACAGCTCAACGTACAATTGGTTTGCTAATAAAGACGATCATAGAACGATAGTCGCCAGCAGCTTAAAAGATCTGTGCGTGAAAATAGATCAAGCTATGGAGGCAGCGTGATGACACTCGCTGCTTCGCACTGCCCAAATTGTGAAACCAAAATGAAAGCATATGATTCTAAACCGCACTTGCATTATGGCTTCCCAACAATTAGACGCAGGCGGAAATGTTTGACATGCGACTTTCGTATCAACACAGTCGAACTGCCCGAATCTCTAGCAGATGAAATATTCCAAGAGGATTAACAATGGAACAGATCGCAACACTCGAAACTCAAATCAAAGAGTTTAACAAAATGGTCGATAGATCACAGACATCAATCAACCACCTCACAACATTCTCCGCGATCTGCAAGTCGTACCCAATCACAAGCGCAGACCTCGCAATCAAAATGGATATTAAAAACTCAACACTCAACAGATTGCTGCACTCGCTCGCTGAAAATAGCAGAGGCAAAACAGAAGCAGCAGACCTAATCGAAATCGAAATGGACGCAAAAGATAAGCGCCAAAGAAATATAAACCTAACAACAAAAGGCAAAAGCCTCATGGATAAAATGTTCGGAGAAAAAAATGATCTTTAAATCTTGGAAGTTTACAGGCTTTAAAGCAACCTTCCCAGATTGGGTTGCAGAAAATACATCCAAACGTGCAGGATCTTCCCACCTCTGGGTTCACACACAATATGGTGAAGCGCCAGCAAGAGAAGGCGAATGGATCTCAATCAATCTGCGAGGCCACCTAGATATTCACAGCAAAAAACCAGAAGGATGGGCAAAAGAAATGATGGCAGGCGCAGCATTCGTAGTTCTAATGGCAGCAGTGTTTGTAATATTCCTTGCAATGTGATAGCAAAAATGTACTGCTCCGATAAGGCCCATGCCTGTGGCCTCATCCCAAACTGACCCCACCCGGCTAGGTTTCGCACTGCAACGGTGGGGTTTTTTCTTGACCGTATAAAAAAATTATGATTAAAATATTTTAGTCGTAAAAAAGTAGATCTATTTTTTTATTGCCTCGTTTCGGATTTTGGTCGATCCCGTTAGTTGAAGAGAAGCCCTCAGATTAAGTTCTGGGGGTTTCTTTTTTAAATGATCTATCTTACATTGCAGTAAAACTGGGAAGATCAACACATGACAAAGAAAAAATCAAAGAACCCTGTCGGAAGGCCGAAGTTCGAGGTCACTGATGAAGTGTTGAATAATACCAGACGCTTCATGGCGCAGGGATTAACCAAAGAACAATGCGCTGCTTCGCTGGGAATATCACGCTCAAAATTCTTTGAAATTCAGGAACAAAATGTGGATTTCTTGGACGCTATAAAAAGCGGGGAGGCCGAAGGCATACAGCAAGTCACCAACGCGCTCTATGAAAAGGCCACGATTGACAGAGATAACACCGCGATGATCTTCTTTCTCAAGAACCGCGCAGGATGGGTGGACAAAAAAGAGGTCGCAACAACCATAGAACAAAAGCACGTCATAGATTTAACAAGGATAAGTGATGACCAACTCAGCGCAATTGCAGCAGCTTTTGAACAGTCTAACCTTGGAGCAAGTGCAGGCGGAGCGTTACCGCAGATCATTGAGGGAGTTTACGAAAGCAGCTTGGCCGACGATTGAACCGGGCGTTGAGTTTCAGAACAACTGGCACGTCGATGCAATCAGCGATCACCTTCAAGCTGTAGTCGAAGGCGACATCAAACGTCTGATCATAAACGTGCCGCCACGCCACATGAAGTCAATCAGCGTGGCCGTTGCGCTGCCAGCTTGGACTTGGACCCACCAGCCGCATAAAAAGTTCCTGTACGCTTCCTATGCCTCTTCCTTGTCCATCAGAGACAGCACAAAGTGTCGCCGCCTGATCGATAGCCCGTGGTACAAAGATCACTTCAGTGACAAGTTCGTATTAACTGGCGATCAAAATCAGAAGCAAAGATTCGAGAACGATAAGACAGGATACCGCATAGCCACGTCCGTAGGCGGCGCTCTGACAGGTGACGGTGGTGACATCATCTGCATCGATGACCCACACAATGTGGTAGACAGCGACAGCTCTAAGGTGCGTGAAGGCGTTCTGGAGTGGTGGGACCAAGCCATGCAGACCCGGCTTAACGATCCCCGCACTGGCGCTTTCGTCATCATCATGCAGCGTGTGCATGAGCAAGACCTGACCGGGCATATCCTATCCAATCAGTTAGGCGATGAGTGGAACCACCTTTGTCTGCCTGCCCGATATGAAATAGGTCACCCAACGCCAAGCAAGTCTTGGATGGGATTTACAGACCCACGCACGAAAGAGGGAGAGTTGCTCTGGCCTGAACGCATTGATGACAGAACGCTAACAACTCTAGAGCGAAGCCTTGGATCTTATGCAGCCGCTGGGCAGCTACAGCAGCGCCCATCACCCAAAGGTGGCGGAATACTAAAGGCAAGCTGGTGGGTTCCTTGGGAGAAAGAGGATCTGCCCGACATCGAATATGTCTTGCAGTCATACGATACAGCCTTCGAGGCCAAGGAAAGCTCTAGCTTCAGCGCCCGTACAACTTGGGGCGTCTTTCAGTATAAAGGCGCAATGTGCGCGATTGTGCTTGAGTGTTGGTACGATAAGGTCAGCTACCCCGATCTGAGGCGCATGGCGCAAGAGGCTTACGAAGAGTGGGAGCCAGACGCTGTGCTGATTGAGAAAAAGGCGTCAGGTCAATCTTTGCTGCAAGACTTACGCATGGCTGGTGTGCCAGTATTGGCTTATTCTCCAGACCGCGATAAAGAGGCTCGCGCCCATGCATCAAGCGCACTTTTGGAAGATGGCAGGATTTTCTTCCCTTCCAATCGGAAATGGGCTAAAGATTTAATAGATATATGCGCAGCCTTTCCTGCACATCCAAATGATGATGTTGTTGATACATGCACACAGGCATGGTTAAGGTTGCGAAAAGGATGGTTCGTTGGTCACTCAGAAGACCCAGATGACGATGAGCCGATAGAAAAACAAAGGATGACGCTCTATGGCTGAACCAGAAAACATTGTCCCATTTGCTGAAGGCGCTCCTGCCGATGACCTGATGATCGAAGAGCTGGCAGACGGTGACGTTCTGATCGGTGATCCAGAGCTGGATTTCATGGATGAGCTGGATGATGCAGAGTTTGATCAAAACCTTGCGGAAGTTATCGATGAGCGCGAACTTATGCGCAAAGCCAGCGAGCTGGTAGGATTTTACGAAAATGACCGTGCAGCTCGCGCTGAGTGGGAAGAACGCTACAAGCAAGGCTTGAAGACTCTAGATCCAGATGGTGGACTGGCCGAAGGCGAAGATGAGCGTTCAAGCCGTGGCCTGTCAGTTGTGGTTCACCCACTGATTGCTGAAGCTGCCACCCAGTTCAACGCCAAGGCAATCGCAGAGCTTTACCCATCAGGTGGGCCAGTTAAGTCTGTCATCATTGGCAACCCAGACGAAGAGCTAGAAGATCAGGCTCGCCGGGTTCGTGAGTTTATGAACTACCAGATCACACAGGAAATGCCCGAATACTTCCCTGATCTGGATCAAATGCTGTTTCACCTACCGCTGATCGGTCATACCTTCAAAAAGGTTTGGTGGGATGCCAACACGGATCGTCAGTGCAGTCAGTTCGTAAAGGCTGAAGACTTTGTGGTCGCACCAGAGAGCAAAGATCTCTACACATCTCCGCGCTACACGCATGTCATCCGAATGCCAAAGAATGACTTCAACCGCTACGTTCAAAATGGTTACTACCTTCAGACGAAGTATGGCGAAACAAATTCTATAGACCCATCAGGCGATACAATCGGTGAGATCGAAGGCGTTGATCAGTACGATGACAGCGATGATAACGTAATGACGTTGCTTGAAATGCACGTCTACGATCTGTTTGACGGCATCGATGGCCAAGAAATGGATGATGATGACGCTGATGATAACGCAGTTGCCATCCCATATGTGATCACAATCGACTATGAAAACCAGAATGTGGTTTCTGTGCGCCGTAACTGGAAGCAAGAAGATGAGCGCAAAAAGCGCCGCGATTGGTTTGTCAGCTACAAGTTCTTGCCCGGTTTGGGCTTTTATGGCTTTGGCCTGTACCACATGATCGGTGGCTTGGGCAAAGCAGCGACTGGATCGCTTCGCGCCCTTCTCGACAGTGCAGCTTTCTCGAACATGCAAGGTGGCTTCAAGCTGCGTGGCCGCGTCAATGGCGGTGATATGCAGATTAGCCCCGGCGAGTTTGTGGATCTCGACAGCACAGTCGATGACGTGAACAAGGCGATCATGCCCCTGCCGTTCAAAGAGCCAAGCGGTGCTTTGTTTAACTTGCTTGGATACATGGTTGACGCAGGTCAGCGTTTTGCCAGCACAGCCGATTTGAATGTCGGTGACGTGAATCCAAACGCACCAGTAGGATCGACAGTCGCCCTGATCGAACAAGGATCGAAGGCATTCAGCGCAATCCACAAGCGGTTGCACTATGCGCAAGGCCAAGAGTTTAAACTTCTGGCTGATCTAAACGCAGAAAACCTGCCAGATGAGTTTAAGTTTGCCCAAGCTGGTGCGGCTGAAATCATTTATCGCACTGACTTTGATGATCGCATTGACATCGTCCCAGTGTCAGATCCCAACATCTTCTCGACAGCCCAGCGCATTGCGCAGGCACAGGCTGTTCTGGAAATGGCCCGTTCAGCTCCGCAGCTCCATGATTTGTATGAGGCATACAAGCGGATGTACGAAGCGATCCGCATTCCGAATATCGATGAAATCTTGCAGAAGCCTGAAGAGGCGGTGCAAATGGACCCAATCGATGAGAACATGAGCGTTCTTTATGGCAAGCCAATCCGCGCCTTCCCAGAGCAAGACCATGAGGCGCACATCGCAGTCCACATGCAGTTCATGCAAGATCCATCATTGGGCGGCAATCCCGGCGCAAAGCAAATGCAGCCCGTGTTGATTGCTCACATCGCAGAGCATATTGCGCTTTTGTATCGTCAGCGCATGGAGGCTGGCATCAATATGCAGATGCCGCCAATGCCAGACTTCAGAAATCCAAACTTCAGGTTCAACGAAGTAGATCCAGCAACAGATATGTTGATCAGCCAACGCGCAGCACAAGTTGTGCAATCTGCGCCTCAGATGAAGCAGATCGAAGCCATTCGAGGATTGGGTGGTCAACAAGGCCAGCAAGGAAATCCATTACAATATGCGCAACAGCTCGCGCAGCTTGAGACTGAAGCCTTGAAGGCTCGAACCCAAGCGCAGATTGAAGCGGATCAGGCGAAGGCAAAATCTAAAATTGAGATTCAGCAGGCTGAAGCCCGTCAAGATATGGAGATTGATGCCGCTAAAGCGCAAGCTGATATGCAGGCAAAGATTATGAAGCTAGAGGCAGAGTTGCAGCTTGAACGAGAAAAGAACGCAGCCGAAATTCAGATGGAGGCCATGAAAAATGTACCCCCCTCAGTATAATTTGCCTCCCATCAATCCTGCTGCCTTCGGCGGTTTACCGCAGCAGGGTCCACAGGGTGGCCCTCCAATGTCCCCTCCCAACAATGTTGGAGGGCCACAGGCTCAACCGCCTATGGATATGAACAAGTATTTGATCAACAAGGTCATGGAGATCAAGCGCCGTATGGGCAATGGATCACCGGGTGCGCTGGGCGCAATTTCTGAAGCTATGATGCCCCAGTCTCAGCCGCAGCCGCAATCGCAAGAAGTGAGGATGGGTTAATGTGTTTTCCAACTGGTTCAGCTAATACTGAGAGCAATGATCAAGGTGGATCTGGCAATAGTTTAAGTGAAAATCTTGCTAACTTTTTCACCCCCGGCGACAGCATGAGATACGAAGATGGTATCTTGGTTGACACTTCAGGTGGTGAAGGAAACTACACACCAGTTCCTAAAAACGAAGCTGGTGCTTTTGTTAATATAGCAGACAGCAATAGGAATGACGGAAGAACATTTACGCAATCTCAGCTTGATGCTTTAGAAACTGAAAATACTACGCGTGAAAGTTTTGCGAATTTGTTAACTCCCTTTGACAATGCGGAATATATTGCTGGTAATTTAGTCACTGAAATAGAACCCGGCGTCTTTCAAGACTTAACTGGTGGTGGAGTTGTCCGAAACAAAGCTGGTGCGTTAGATCGCATCTATGGCGTGTCTGATGATTTCAGCAATAACGCCCCGATTGAACAGGGCAATATGTCCAACCAAGATTATGCTGTAGCTTTAGCTCGCCAGAAGATGCTTGAAGATAAGCCACCCAGCGATGCGGCTTATTTTAGTTCTTTTATACCGGGCGCCATTGTCCCAGTTGTCGGTGGATACTTAGGCCAGCAAATGGTTGAGCCGGGTGTTAAGGCGCGGCAAGCTGAGATTGATAGGCAAGTATCTGCACTTCAAGAGGGCGGTACGCCACAATATGAAGATGGTAATTACACTGGATACAAAACAAGTTCAGGTAGCTTTGTGCCTTTTAACACCGACAAACCAGATCCGATGGTAACTGATAGTTACGGCGCACTGAATATCGGACCACCACCAGATGATAATCCTAGTCCAGAAGTGGTTTATCGGGATCAACAAAATCAAAAAGCAGCTCAGAGCGTTTTCAACCGCTATTACAGAGGTGGTTCTGGTCTTGCACTTCCATATTGGCTGCGCAGATATGCATCTGGTCAGGTAGTAGATATGGATTTGAAGCAAGTGAATAAGGATGGTGTACAATATTACCAAGATGAAACAGGTATTCTTATTCCTGCGTCAGAGCTTCCAAATCTTAAAATGGTAGAAAACTAAATAGAAACGTAGTAGGCATAAAGAAAAGATAGGAGGCCAACATGGCTGAAGGCAATATGAACCCCAATACGCAAGAGCAAATGATGCTTGTGCAGAGCTTTGAGCAATTGGCCAACGCTGTTGATGCGGATTTACCAATGGCTGTTCAGAGCGAAATTGCTGCTGTTAAAGAAGGCAAGCGGATGTCTGAAGAACTGCAACGCATGTTGGCCGAAGGCTCTATGAGCTTTATGAACCAGCTCAACCCAGAAATGATGCCAGAGACAGAAATGTCTTACGAAGTTGATGGCCGCAAGGAACGCATGTCTCCAGAGATGATGGATAACATGGTTACCTCTGGTCAGATCTCACAGGGCGAAGCTGCTATGGGTATGCCGGGACCGGGCATGATGCCAAGTCTGGATGAACAGACATATGGCCCATCTAGTGGTATAACTGTTGAACCAAACGTGATGAGCATGGAAGAAGCGATTGAAGCGGGTATGGTTACTCCAACACGTCCACGGGCGCGTCCTTCTGCACCAGCAACATCTATGCGCCCCAGAATGCGCCCATAAAGGAGGCTACTATGGCTCAAATTAATGTAGAAAACATGGAAGAAAACGCAGATTTGTTTATGGCAAAGATGGGTTTTCCGCATGATGCTGACGGTCTAAACATGACTGACGAACAGCTCGTAAACTTTGTTTTGCTCTGCCAGCAAGAGTACATGCTTGGCGATGAGTATGACGATGAAGAGTACGAGCATGACTGTGACTGCGAGCATGGCGAAGATTGCGATTGTCATCACGATGACATGATGATGGACATGCCAGAAGACAGCGGTGTTAAAGTCAAAGTCATGCGTCTTGGCGGTGGCAATGTGCATGAGCTGATGAACGAAATCTTGGGCGGCTAACATGCCTGTTCGTAAGGTCAAAGGCGGCTACAAGTGGGGCAGCAAAGGCAAGGTCTACAAGACCAAAGCCGAAGCTGAAAAGCAGGGTCGCGCTATCAGGGCTGCTGGGTATAAGGGCAAGAAGTAATGGGTATTTTTTCAG